CAAGAATCGAGCTAAGAAACCCGCCGTTGAGAAAGACGGTGGGTTTGCTGCTTACCAGTCAATGCCAGCCATTCTGGCAAATGAAGTCCAGTTTTCTCGGCCCCACATTCGCATGTCAGCTGACGGCACCAAGAAAACGGTAGCCCATCGTGTGCAACTGGCCACCCCTGTGGTTGCTAGCACCACTGGGTTCGCCGTCGTCTATGATGCAGTCATTCAGCCAGGCATGACAATGGGGTCGTGGTTAGCTGCCGAGGCTTCCGGCTGGGAGCAGTATGTCGTCCGTGCGCTGAGGTTCCATTGGGTTCCCATCCAAGGCACCAATGTTGCGGGCGACATCAACATGATCATCGACTACAATCCGCTGGGCGAGACCGTCGAGTCGGTGGAGGTTGCATCACAATTCCAGGACATGGTTCAGGGAAGTGTTTTTGTGCCCCACACGCTCGTGGCCCGTCAGAAGGACTTGATGTCGGCGACAGGCAAACGCAAGTGGGTGCGCACTGCCGTCGACTTTGTTGGTGATCGCAAGACTTACGACTGTGGTCGTTTTACGTTGGCTAGTGAGGGCGTCACCGCGACACCGGGCGATCGGCTCGGCAAGTTGTGGGTGGATTTCGTGATCGATTTCTACGTGCCGCAGGCACCGAGTGAAATGAGTGTGGGATTCTGTCGCGCAGCACAGTTTGTGCTTAACGCGAATCTCAACCTCCCGACTTCATCCACTACTAACGTCACGGCGTGGACGTCCCGCACTAACAACATTGGCATCGAAGTGGATGGTTCCGGCCTGTTTACACTCCCGCGTGGGTGCTACATGGTCCAGCTCCGGTCCAACTACGAGGTCACTGTTGCTCTCAACAATCAAACCGTGGCTTTCAGCACGCAACTCAACGGCACCGCCATTTCCAACCAGTACGGCGTTGGCGCCGTGGCAGAGGCAAAGGCGCTGTCTCCCGCGCTGGGTTCAACTGGCCAGTTTGGAAACGACCAGTGGGTGCTACTGGATTTGGGCGGCCCCCTTTTTGAGGCCGCCGCCACGCG